ACGAAGAATGCCGCGTAGTTGGTCACGTAAGCACTCCATCAGTATTGGTTTGGAGTAAAATAGATGACAGTCAAACACCCAATTGGTCTAGTATAAGTGACAGTCAAACACCTAATTGGTCTAGTATAAGTGACAGTCAAACACCTAATTGGGAAGAAATTGCCGCTTAGGATATTAAAAAAAGTAAATTTGTTTTATCATAAACAAGAATTTAGGAAAAGATTATGGCAACTTATGTTAATGATTTAAGACTCAAAGAAATTGCAACTGGTGATGAGTCAGGTACTTGGGGAGCCAGTACCAATACCAATTTAGAGCTTATTGCTGAAGCATTTAGTTATGGAACCGAGGCTTCTTTTGGCTCAGATGCAGATGCAACCACTACTATTGCAGATGGTGCAACTGATCCTGCTCGTAGTTTATATTTTAAAGTTACTTCAGGAGTTTCACTAACAGCTACAAGAACTTTAACTTTAGCTCCTAATGATGTATCAAAAGTATGGATTATTGAAAACGCAACAAGCGGTTCTCAGTCCATTAATATTTCTCAAGGCTCAGGTTCAAATGTAACTATAGGTAATGGTGATGTAAAAATAGTTTACTCAGATGGTGGCGGAGCAAGTGCTAATGTAGTTGATGCTTTTACTGATTTATCTGTAACAGATAAATTTAAAATAGAAGGCTCAACCCCAACCCTAACAATAGGCGATGGCGGAGAAGAAGATACTAAACTTGTCTTTGATGGCAACGCAAAAGATTTTTATGTAGGTCTTGATGATTCGGCAGATAAACTAGTAATTGGTGAAGGTTCTACAGTTGGAACAAATAGCATTGTTACACTTACAGACGACTCTGTAACGATTGGTGATGGAGCAGAGGTTGATACAAAAATAGTCTTTGATGGTAATGCTCAAGACTTTTACATTGGTTTAGACGATAGTGCCGATGATTTAATTATTGGTTCAGGATCAGCAGTTGGTACAACTCCTGCAATTACGATTGATGAAAACCAAGATGTAACAATTACACAAGATTTAACTGTTTCAAGTAATACTGGTTTAGGAAGCACACATGATTTAGGTGCGAATACACACATCAAAACTGCTGATAGTGGGGTAAGTGCTGTTAATGGAAATGCTGATGATTTAGTTATAGAAAATGCAGACTTTACAGGTATAAGTATTCTTGGAGAAAACGAAACATCCATATTTTTTGGGGACAATGAAGATTCCGATGTAGGCAGAATTGAGTATGCTCATAGTACGAATGTTATGAAATTTAGAACCAATGCAAGTGATAGCATGATTATTGATAGTTCAGGAAACGTAGGTATTGGAACTTCAAGTCCTGACGATTTATTACATGTTTTTGCAGGAGATTCCACAGCATCGGCTTCAACATTATCAGCAGTCAATATTGAAAAAAATGATGATGTAGCTTTAACCTTTATGACACCTAATAATAAAAAAGCTCAAATAAGGTTTGCTGATCCACAAGACTCAGGCAATGGTATTATTACTTACGACCATGATACTGCTTCCATGCAATTCGCTACAAATGGTCCTGAAAAAATGAGGATTACATCCGCAGGAAACGTTGGGATTGGTGATGCAGCTCCTGGTGAAAAATTATCTGTAACTTCAGGAGATAATACATCTTCCACTAACATTGCTAGATTTGCAGCAAATAATGATTCTTTGGCTATAGGTATAGGGTATGAGTCTATACGTCAAACTGAGAGTGGTGGTGTTATAAAATTTGAAACTGAAGGCTCAGAACGCATGAGACTAGATTCAACAGGACCTCTTTTATTTGGTATGACATCTAAAACAACTGCATCTACTAATGGTGGTGTTTATATAAACGGTGATTATGCTGTAGGTGCAACCAACTACTATGCACAAATGTTTATGCAACATAATGTATCAAACAATCATGGTTTTGTTATTAAAGCATTAGGGTCAAGTGGAATACCTTTAGCATTTCAAAACAGTAGCGGTACACTTGTAGGAAGTGTTACTACAAATGTTAATTCTACAACTTACAGTACTTCTTCTGACCATAGGTTAAAAGAAAATGTTGTAGATATGACTGGTGCAATTACTAGAGTTAAACAATTACAACCTAGAAGGTTTAATTTTATAGCTGATGCAGATACAACAGTTGATGGTTTTGTTGCACACGAAGCAAGTACAGTTGTACCTGAAGCAGTAACAGGAACTCATAACGAAACTAGAACAGCAGAAAATGCAGTACTTTCTGCTGATGGAAGTGTTTTTGCTGACGGTGTTACAGAAGATGAATGGACAGCAGGTAAAACAGGAGATAATCCTAAGTTCCCTTCTGATAGTACTTGGACAGCTTCACATACTTTCCCTGTTTATCAAGGTATCGACCAAGCAAAACTTGTTCCGCTTCTTACAGGTGCATTACAAGAAGCTATAGCTAAAATAGAGTCTTTAGAAACTAGAATAGAAACATTGGAGAACGCATAATGGCAATCTCATATACTTGGGATGTAAAAACTGTGGACACTTATCCTAGCCACACAGACGATAATTCAAATACAGAAAGCGATGTTATTTATAACGTGCATTGGAGATTAACAGGCGAAGATGATGCAAATAATGATGCAGACGGAAATCCTCAAAAGGCTTCTGTTTATGGCTCTATCAATTTAGATGTATCAGATTTATCTAGCTTTACAGCTTTTGATTCTGTTACTACATCAACTGTTCAAGGTTGGGTTGAATCAGCTTTGGGCAGCGATGAAGTTACATCTTTAAAATCAGGCATTGATGCACAAATCGCAGAGAAAGTAACACCAACAACAGAAACTAAAACCATAGGATCATAATATGACTAAAGAAAATGTAATTTTTATTGATGATAAAGAAGTTAAGGTAAGCGATCTTACTGAACAACAACAATATTTACATCAACAATTACTTGACTTGAAAAATAAACAATTTCGTATTCAGTTTGAATTGGATCAGGTTAATGCATCATACAGCGTTTTTCAAAATACTTTATCGCAATCTTACAAAGAGTCCGTATCTGAAGAAGATAAAAAAACAGAGGTTAATTAAATGGAATATGTATTACCACTTTTATTTGTAGGCGTAATCGTTGCTGCGATTATTTGGAAAAACAAACCTGAATGGGTTAGCAAAGTAAAATCTTGGTTCGTTGAATAATGTCTAAACCAACCGTCCAAGGAACTTACAACGAGTTGATTCGGCACGAAACCGAATGTGCTGAAAGATGGAAAACTTGTTTTAACCACCTAGAAAAACTGGATTCTGATATTACGTTTATCAGAAATTTAGTTATAGGCGGTACAGGTACTTTGGCTTTAGCCTTTTTAGGATTTATACTGACTCAAATATGAAAAAACTTAAATCAGTTTTGGGTGCTTTAGCTCCAACATTAGGAGCGGCTATAGGTGGTCCACTTGGCGGTCAAGCTGGTTCAATACTCAGTTCTGTACTGGGTGTGCCTAACAATCCCAAATCTATAGAATCAGCAATGAACAACATCACTTCTGAACAGATGATGGCGTTAAAGAAAGCTGAAAAAGAATTTGAAGTTCAAATGAAGGAACTCGAAGTCGATATCTATAAATTAGAAACTGAAGACATCCAAGATGCTAGAGATAAGTTTAGTTCTGACTGGACACCTAAAATTTTAGGTATTTCATGTGCTATTGGTTTCTTTAGTTATATTGCAATCATAACTCTTTACCCTCAGCCTGAGGCAAATGATGACGTAACGATGATAGTCATCGGTGCGATTACGGGCATATTTACATCAGTGATCTCATTCTATTTCGGCTCGTCCAACAAAAAATAATTATGCACATTTCTGAAGAAGGGCTAGAACTCATCAAGCATTTTGAGGGTTGCCCTCTTGATGAAGAAGGCAACGCTGTTGCTTATCAGGACGCAGTAGGAGTATGGACAATTGGTTATGGTCATACCAAAAATGTGCAAGAAGGCGATAAGTGGACTAAAGAAAAAGCTGATTTCATGTTATGGAGGGAGCTAGAAGATGAATATGAATCATATATTAATGATTATGTGCATGTGCCTCTTGTTCAGTGCCAGTTTGATGCATTATGTAGTTGGGTATATAACTTGGGTCCTGCAAATCTAAAAAAATCTACATTACTTAAAGTCTTAAACAATGGCGAATACGACAAAGTGAGTGAACAAATAAAAAGATGGAACAAGGCAGGGGGAAAAGTTTTACAAGGTCTTGTCCGTAGAAGAGAGGCAGAAGCTTTACTTTTTGAGGGCAAAGACTGGAAAAATGTGTAGGAGGCTAATATGCCACACAAAACTGCACGAGTTGCCATGGCAGGCGAATACTTATGTGCATCCTTCTTAACAAGGTTCTGTGATTCAGTAATCATTGCACCTGAAGGTCATAAAGCAGATTTAATTTTAGATCACTGTCATAAGTTATATAGAGTACAAGTCAAAACAACTAATTCAGTCTACAAAAAAGATGGCAACGATTATTATCGTTGGGATTTTAGAAGGTCAGTAGACAAAAAAAGCAAGGAGGAAAGATATTCAGCAGAAGATGTTGATTTTTTTGCATTAGTTGCTTTGCCAAGAAACTTTATTGTGTTTGTGCCATATAAAAATGCACCCAATTCTTTTGCTAAGAAGATCGAAGAATTTAAAAAAATAGACCCTGCTGAATCATTACAAGAAACATTGAATGTAATAAATAAGACACCAAAACTCGATCCATTATATGAATTTGAATAAAGATGCTTATAATAAAGTTAACATGCAGATAGGTTTTTTAAAAAAAACTCTCCTCTCTTCCAATATTTGCATGTTCAGGGAAGCTGACCAAAACTCCCTAAAATGTAAAGTTAGCTTCCCACCTTAAGATTATGGATATTACAAAAATTAAATCATTTGATGCACTATCTGAGGATGAGCAAAAAAGAGCTTTATTGCTTATCAATAAATGGAAGAATATTAAAAGCCAAGAAAAGTGTCAGACAGACTTCTTAGAGTTTGTTAAATATCTTTGGGATGGAGTTATTCTTGGTAGACATCACAAAATACTTGCAGATAAATTAAATCGTGTTTCGCAAGGCAAATGCAAAAGGCTAATGGTTATGCTACCTCCAAGGCACTCTAAATCAGAATTTGCCTCTACTTATTTTCCTGCATGGATGATGGGTTTAAATCCAAGTTTAAAAATAATACAAGCAACTCACACCGCAGAACTCGCTGTTAGATTTGGTAGAAGAGTTAGAAACATAATTGACAGTGAAGAGTATCAACATGTTTTCCCCAACATATCCCTATCGGCAGATAACAAATCAGCAGGTAGATGGACAACCGATGACGGTGGAGAAGCTTTTTATTCAGGTGTGGGTGGTGCAATTACAGGTCGTGGTGCTGACCTTTTAATTATTGATGACCCACATTCAGAGCAAGATGCAATGTCACCAACTGCAATGGATGCCGCTTGGGAGTGGTATACATCAGGTCCTAGGCAAAGGCTACAGCCGGGTGGCACCATTATCTTGGTTATGACACGATGGAGTACCAAAGATTTAGCAGGCAGATTATTAAAACGACAAAGCGAGGATAATGCAGACCAGTGGGAAGTGGTTGAATTTCCTGCAATTATGCCTGAGTCTGAAGAACCGCTATGGGGTGAGTTTTGGAAAAAAGAAGAGTTACTTAGTGTTAAAGCATCATTACCTGTAAGCAAATGGAATGCACAATGGATGCAAAATCCAACAGCAGAAAGTGGTTCAATTGTTAAAAGAGAATGGTGGCAGAAGTGGGAAGCAGAAAGTATTCCACCTTGTCATACAATCATACAGTCTTACGATACAGCTTTTTCAGCCAAAGAAACTGCTGACTATTCGGCAATCACGACATGGGGAATATTTGATCCTGAAGACGGTTCTGAACATGCGGTAATCCTTTTGGATGCTAATAGATTTAGAGTCGATTTTCCTGAGCTTAAAAAATTAGCTCTTGAAGAATATAAATATTGGGAGCCTGACATTGTTCTTATTGAGGCAAAAGCCAGTGGTACGCCTTTAACACACGAGTTAAGAAAGATAGGCATACCTGTTCAATCTTATTCACCAAGCAGAGGGCAAGATAAAATAGCTAGAATGAACAGCGTGTCACCTATGTTTGAAAGTGGTATGATATGGGCTACGGAAGATCAGTTTGCGGAAGAAGTTATAGAGGAGATGGCATCTTTTCCGTTTGGTGAGCATGATGACTTTTGTGATAGCTCAACCATGGCTTTAATGAGAATCAGACAGGGAGGATTTATAGAACTAGCTAATGACTATCAAGATGATGTATCATTTGACAGAACAGCTATAAATTATTATTGATGAAGATATTTATTACAAAATTCACGCATGATGAAAAAGAGTATGACGGTCCATACATTCATGCAAAAAATATTGATGAAGCTACAACAGTAGCAGAGGCTAATGGTTATGTTATTCTTGGCGAATTGACAGACATTATTGTTTCTGAAGAAACAGAAAAAAGAACATTACATTAAGATGGCTGATTCTTTTGAAAACACAGCCAATACTGATAGGTATAACAAAAATTTTAATTTTTTAAAACAACACCACAATGAAAATTTTACTTTGTTGCCTGATAATTCATTTGGCGAATCAACATCAATGCAACTTGGCACTTTTGGCATAGATGGAAAAACATATATATTACCCACCTTCAGTAAAAAGATTTACAATGAAACAGGTAAAGTGGAGTCAAACATAGATAATCCTGTAGATATGTTTATAGAACAAATTAGAAATGGCACAATACAGGGATACAATTCAATTGAGCAAGCAGATATGGCAATGCGAGATTTGAGAAACGAGATAATAAAAAACTAATATGGCAATAGAAAGAAGACTAGGCACTGAAGACAATCCTGATATTGTTGACCAAAGCAAACAAATAGACATACCGCAGGATGAGCCATCTATTGAAGAACAAATAGCTGAAGCACTTGAAGTAGAGATAACCGATGACGGTGTATTTGTAGGTCAAATCGAAGAAGAGTCTGTAGCAGAAGTACCGTTTGATGCAAACATTGCAGAATATTTAGATGACAGCGTACTTGGTTCTATATCTAATAAATTAGTCAGTGCTGTAGAAAATGACAAAGAGTCAAGAAAAGAATGGGAGAAAACTTATACTGATGGATTGAAATATCTTGGCATGAGATTTGACGAACAAAGAAGTCAACCATTTGAAGGTAGCTCAGGTGTCATCCATCCAATCTTAGCTGAAGCAGTTACACAATTTCAGGCACAAGCTTACAAAGAATTATTACCTGCACAAGGACCAGTGAAAACACAGGTGGTTGGTCAAAGGTCTGCTGAAGTAGAAATGCAATCAGAAAGAGTGGCAGAGTTTATGAATTATTACATCATGAACGAAATGCCTGAATATGACCCTGAATTAGATCAGTTATTATTCTACCTACCACTTTCAGGTAGTGCTTTCAAAAAGGTTTATTACGATGAAGCATTGCAAAGACCTGTATCTAAATTTGTGCCTGCTGAAGATTTATTAGTGCCTTATGAAGCTACTGATTTAATATCAGCAGAAAGAGTTACACACATTGTTTCAATGTCAGCCAATGAAGTTAGAAAGTTACAACTCTCAGGTTTTTACAGAGATATAGATTTATATGGTGATGAGGTACATATCAGAGATGATGTCACAGAAGAAATAGATAGCATTCAAGGTGTAGAGCCTGATTACAGTGATGACGATGATAGAAAAATATATGAAATACATACCATAGCCGAAATAGAAGGTTATGAAGATGTGGATGCAATGGGTCAACCAACAGGTCTTAAGTTACCTTACATAATTACTATTGATTCAGCATCAAGAAAAATATTATCTATTAGAAGAAACTATGACCCACAAGACCCTGTACGCAATAAGATAAATTATTTTATCCAGTATAAGTTCTTACCGGGTTTAGGATTTTATGGTCTTGGTTTATCGCACATGATAGGCGGTTTATCAAAGGCATCTACATCAATACTTAGACAGCTTATAGACGCAGGTACATTATCAAACTTACCCGCAGGATTTAAGACAAGAGGTATAAGAATTAGAGATGAAGCCTCACCTCTACAACCGGGTGAGTTTAGAGATGTCGATGCACCGGGTGGTGCCTTGCGTGACTCGCTGATGCCATTGCCTTACAAAGAACCAAGCAGTGTTTTATTTAGCTTGCTTGGCTTATTAGTCGATAGCGGTAAAAGATTTGCCGCAATAGCTGACATGAATATAGGTGACGCAAATGCCGCTATGCCTGTTGGTACGACTGTTGCTCTTTTAGAAAAAGGCACCAAAGTTATGAGTGCGATACATAAAAGATTGCACTACTCACAAAGAACAGAATTTAGGATTTTAGCAAGAGTTTTCTCAGAGTTTCTACCACCTGTCTATCCATACGAAACAGGAAGTGGCTCAAGAGAAATAAAGCTTACAGACTTTGATAAGCGTGTTGATATCATACCTATATCTGATCCAAACATATTCTCCATGAGTCAAAGAGTTGTTATGGCTCAAGAATTGTTAGCTATGGTGCAATCAAATCCTGAGATACACGGACCCACAGGTATTTATGAGGCTTACAGAAGAATGTATGCCGCACTAGGAGTTGATAATATTGATTCTTTATTACAACCACCTGCTGATAATTCACCAAGACCTACTGACGCAGGTATTGAAAACAGTGGATTATTACAAGGCATACCTGCAACTGCTTTTCCTGAACAAAATCATGAAGCACATATTGAGGCACACAAATCTTTATTTTTAACTCAGGCAGTACAAACAAACCCACAGTTGCAATCTTTGATAATTGCTCATGTTATGCAACATTTACAATTCTTGGCTAATCAAATTGCACAACAACAATTACCCCCTGAAGTTGCACAACAGATTCAGCAATTATCTGAGCAAGCTATGCAACTCGATCCACAAAGTCAAATGGCAATACAAGGGCAGATTCAGACGGTTATAGAGAGCTACAGTTCACCGATATTGGCACAACTATCCAGTGAGTTCTTGGCTTCTGTACAACCGCCTGCTCCTGTTGATCCGTTGGTGCAAATTAGACAGCAAGAGCTTGGATTAAGAGATAAAGAGATTGAGATGAAAAATGCTCAGTTCCAAGCAAAAGAAGAACAAGACGCTATGGAAAGGTCTGCTGAATTGCAAATTCAAAAACAAAAAGCTGACCAACAAGGAGCTATTCAAGCTGAGAAAAATGACATAGCAAAAGAAAGACTTCAGCAACAGGCTGAGTTAAAATTAATTGATTTACAAGCGAGGATGAATAGATGACAAGTTCAATCAACGAGGTTATAAGAGAAGGCATAAAAAAGAAAAAAGTCGAAGAAAAACTTAGACAAGAAAATGCCGAGAAGCTTTTGCAAGATATTCAAATTCTTGAAGAAGATGAAATCGTAGCCAAGCCAAAGCCAAAAACAAAGGCAAAACCAAAGGCAAAAGCAAAAGCAAAAAAAACAACAGTTAAAAAAAGTGCCACTAAAAAAGGGAAAAAGTAAAAAAGTAATTTCGCAAAACATTCAAGAATTGGTTTCAAGTAAACCAAGTTCTGCTAGAATGAAGGCAATAAAAAGCCTAGCAAAGAAATTAGATGTATCTTTAGATAGGGCAAAACAAATACAAGCAGGTGCTATTGCGTATAGCAAAGCAGGTAAATAAAGGAGCAAATATGAAAGCTAAAACATCCATTACTATTAAGGGTCAAGGCAACATACCTCTAACACAGCCAAAAAAAGTTACAGTAGGTCCTAAGCATCAGCCGGGCTACGGTAAAGGCAAAGCAAGAGGTGGTGGTGCGGCTTTACGAGGAACAAAATTTAACGGAGTTTTTTAAATTATAAATGGACAAGTATGATTTTATTCATGCTCTCCGCAGGGATTTAAGGCAAAGAGAGGAGCAAATCACAGAAATTCTTCTGTCAGGCGGAGTGCGTGACATGGAGAAATATCAGTTTTTAATGGGAGAAATATCTGCATTAAACTATATTCATGATAAGATAAAAGAACACTTACATGAAGAAGGAGAGAGTATAGATGTCTGATAATACAGTTACAGAAACAGAAGAAACAATAAATTTAGATGAGGCTTTTGTAAAAGAAGAGGATCGTGTACTCGACCCTACTCTTTTAGATAAGAGCATCTTAGATAGAATGCCTCAACCAACTGGTTGGCGTATTCTTGTCTTACCTTACCGTGGTAAGGGAATGACAGAAGGTGGTATCAAATTAGTAAAGGAAACCATCGAAAGAGAAACCTTAGCAACCGTTGTAGCGTATGTGGTTGCTATGGGTCCTGATTGTTATAAAGATACTAGGCGTTTCGAAAAGCCATGGTGTCAAGAAAAACAGTGGGTACTCATAGGCAGATATGCAGGTTCAAGGTTTAAATTAGCGGATGAAAGCGAAGTTAGAATCATCAATGATGATGAAGTCATAGCTACCATCCTTAACCCTGATGACATCGTTTCAGTATAGGAGCATATAATGAATGAAGAAAGAGATGATATTCAGGTTCAGCTTGATGAAACTCAAGCGATAGCTGACAGTGAAGAAACTGTTGAGCTACCGCAAGACGATCAAGAACAAGCAGTTGGAACCGACTCAGGCGGTGAAGATGAACTTGATAAATATACCCGTGGCGTTAGCAAAAGAATAAATAAGCTAAACGAAAGAATAAGATCAGCCGAGGACAGAGCAGTTGCGGCTGAAACCAAATACGCAAAGCTACAAAACGAATACAATACCGTTAAAAGTAGAGCAAGCGTATTAGATAAAAGCTACACCGAAGAATATGAAAATCGTGTGGCTTCTCAAAGACAGCAAGCAGAGGATTTGTATAGAAAGGCTAGAGAAACTAATGACCCTGACTTAGAAGTTAAAAGTGTTGAACTTTTAAACAAAGTTGCATTAGAAGAGGAAAGGGTAAGACTGGCTAAGGTTCAGCTTGAGCAACAACAAGCAGAATTTACAAATCCACAAACAACACAACAAGTTGTTCAAAAACCTCAAGAACAAGTGTATGATACTCCTAAGCCTGATACAAAAGCTGTGGCTTGGGCTGAAAAGAATGACTGGTTCCAAAAGGACAGAGTTAAAACATACACAGCTATGGGTATTCATGAAGACTTAACCAACGAAGGTTTTGATGGTAGTGAAGATGAATACTACGAGGAATTAGACAAAAGATTGTCAAAAGTTTATCCTGAATTGAAAAATTCAGAAGGCGTTTCAAAAGAAGCTAACCCATCTGTGCAAAGGGTCGCTTCTGCTTCTTCAGGAAGTCGCCAACAAACACAAGGAAAGAGAAATGGGTTAAAGATTAGTTCTAACCACCTTTCTGTAAAAAGCAATCTGAAACCTCACGGTATGACTAACCAAGAATGGTTAAAGCGTGTAGGCAAAGAGATGATGAAAATTGAAGGAGGAAAATAGTGGATTTAGAAAAAATTGAAGAAGTAACTCGTGAATCTCGTGACAGTGAGCAACACGATAAAAATGCTAGAAGAAAACCATGGCAACCTGCGAGGATGTTAGAAACTCCTCCTGCTCCTGAAGGTTATCAATACCGATGGATCAGGTCAGAGTATGTCGGTGTAGAGGACAGAAACAATGTTTCTGCTCGTATGAGAGAAGGATGGGAATTTGTTCGTCAAGAAGAATTACCTGATTTCCCTTTACCTACAATCGAACATGGCAGACATGCAGGAGTCATAAGTGTAGGTGGACTTATCTTAGCTAAGATACCGTCTGATACTGTCAAAGAAAGAAATGCATATTATAAAAACAGGAATGTTCAACAAAACGAAGCTCTTGATAACAATATGTTCAATGAAGTCGAAGGCAATAACAGATATGTCAAGTATCAAAGCAACAGAGAGTCTAAAGTATCATTTGGAAAAAAAAGGTAGGTAAACTAAATGGCGAATAAAGACGCATCATTTGGTCTGAAGCCTGTAAGAATGATGGGTGGCTCACCCTATTCAGGCGGTACAAGCCGATATAGAATAGCCGCTAACTACGGAACTTCTATCTTCCAAGGTGACTTAGTAAAACAAGTTACAGGTGGAGGCATTGAAAGAGTTGCTGCTAGTAGCACAGTTCCTGTTGTTGGCGTATTCAATGGATGCATGTACACAGACCCAACTACATCAGAGCAAGTATTTAGTAATTATTACCCTGCAAGCACTAACGCTTCAGACATAATTGCTTTTATCATTGATGACCCAAATGTGGTCTTCGAGGTTCAATCAGACGACACATTCCCTGTGGCTGATCTGTTTGGAAACTTTGAAATAATCGACACCAATTCAGGTAGTACCCTTACAGGTATTTCAGGTATGGAGTTAGATTTATCATCAGGTGCAACTACTACTACATTACCGTTAAAGGCGATTGATATTTCTCAAGACCCTGATAACAGCGATGTATCTAGTTCTAATACGAATGTATTGGTTGTTATTCAAAACCATATCTGTGGTGTAAAATCCGCAGGCTTAGCGTAAGGTAGGTGACAAATGGCTATAAGTAGAAGTCAATTAGCGAAGGAGCTAGAACCCGGTCTAAACGCCTTGTTTGGTATGGAATATGACGAATACAACGGTGAGTACGAAGAAATTTATTCTATTGAAGACTCAGACAGAGCTTTCGAAGAAGAAGTATTAATCGTTGGATTTGGTGCCGCACCTGTTAAAGAAGAGGGTGCAGGCGTTAACTTTGATAATGCATCAGAAGGTTATACTGCAAGATATACACATGAAACTGTAGCTCTTGCTTTTGCATTAACTGAAGAAGCTATCGAAGATAACCTCTATGACCAACTTGGTAGAAGATACACACGAGCATTGGCTCGTTCCATGCAACACACCAAAGAAGTAAAAGGTGCAAATGTATTAAACAATGCGTTTGACGCAAACTTTGCTATTGGTGATGGTCAACCATTAATCTCAACTGCTCACCCATTAGCGGGTGGTGGTACTGCTCGTAACAGAGCTACAACAATGGCAGACCTTAACGAAACTTCATTAGAAGATAACATCATTGATATCTCAACTTTTGTTGATGACAGAAATCTAACTATTGCAGTTAGACCTGATAAACTGATCGTTCCACCACAATTAACATTTGTGGCTGATAGATTGCTCAACACACCGGGCAGAGTCGGTACATCAGACAACGACATCAACTCAGTTAGAAATCAATCCTCAATACCTAATGGGTTTGCGGTAAACCACTATCTAAATGACCCTGATGCATATTTCATTATGACATCAGTAAATACTGATGGTGAAGGGCTTAAAATGTTCCAAAGAACTGCCCTAGAGCAAACTATGGAACCTGAGTTTTCTACAGGTAACATTAGATATAGAGCTAGAGAAAGATATTCTTTCGGTGTTTCTAATTGGCGTGGAGTCTTTGGATCACAAGGAGCTTAATAGTTCTTTTTGCATTATAAGGGAGCTTCGGCTCCCTTCTTTTTGAACATGAGATATTACTTAGAATTAATCATAAAAGCCAAATCACTGATTGAAACCTGCGGTAGTGTTTTTCTTGAAGAACAGGATAAGTCAGACAAAAACAAAAAAATATATCAACACATTTTTACCGCATATCAAGAGCTTGAAAAAGCTATTTCTAAATTACAAAAATAATTCACTTTAAAAATTAATATTTGTTATACTTGTTTTAAACCAAGATAACTTGTTGTTTCAACTGGCTTGGCAGACTTTACTCCAAAGATGAAACAACTATATTTAGTTAGGAGAATACAATGGCTAAATCAACTTTTTCAGGTCCAGTCAAATCGTTGGGTGGATTTATTTCAGCAGGGGTTAATAACTCTGTTTCTTTAACCGCAGATACAACTTTAGAT